CATCTTATGACCAGTTCCAAAAATTAGATTTACAGTTACCACAAGTAGCTAGATGGTTACCAGGATACGGTTTTGCCGTTTGGGTTATTACAAGTAAGACTGACCCACAGGGCAATGTGTATCCAGTAGCAGAACTACGTGACCCATATACAACATTCCCAGGTTATCAAGGCGCTAATCAAATGGCAGAAGAGCTAGTAACTATTAGAAGCATACCTGCTGATGTATTAGTAAGAATGTATCCTGAACTTAAAAGCTATTTTGCTGAAAAAGGTGATGAAGTACAAGAACCATACGGTTTTACTACAGGTATATATACAAACTATGGTCAAGAAGGTTCATGGGAAAACTCTAATGACAACGGTGAAATTGTTGTAGAATACATAAATCCTGAAGGAACATACATTGTACACGTTGCATCTAATAA